AAGTCATTGAATTGTAATAAATTAGAGGTTAGTATCTAAACACTTTACACCAATAGGGGCAAAAATGTCAGGTTATTATCTTACGGATGAACAATGGATAGCAGAGTGGAAAGCAATAGGAAGCCCCGCAAGATTTGCAAAAAAACATAAATTAAACATTCGGGCAGTATATAACCGCAGAAGATCAATAGAAAGTCGTTTAGGCATTGAATTGCCTACTTTCAATGACGCAAGAATACCTATTAGCAAAGTAATGCAAGCAGAAGGTCATACCCGCAGAGGGTTTGATTTAGAACAAGGTAGAGTCATTGTTTTTAGCGATGCACACTTTTGGCCCGATATTACGACTACCGCCTATAAAGCTCTATTAGAATCAATTAAAGAGTTTAAGCCTACAGCTATTATTTGTAACGGAGACGCTTTTGATGGGGCAGGAATCTCTCGCCACCCTCGAATGGACTTTGACAAGTTGCCATCAGTCAAAGAAGAACTTGAGGCTTGTCAACATTATTTAGGTGAAATTGAAAAGGTAGGTAAAGGTGCAAAATTATTCTGGCCGCTCGGGAATCACGATATGCGTTTTACTAGCAATGTGGTTAACTTTCTTCCTGCTTTTGAAGGCGTGCCTGGGACTTCTTTAAAAGAGTATTTTCCTATGTGGCAACCTTGTTGGTCTGTTTGGATCAATGAGGACACTTGTATCAAGCATCGGTGGAAAGGTGGATGGACTGGTGGTAGAAACAATGCTGTCAATTCAGGCGTAAACATGATTACAGGGCATACTCACGTTTTATCTAGCATCCCCTTTAACGATTATAACGGCACTCGCTATGGCGTTCAAACAGGCACTCTCAGCGATCCTAATGGCCCACAGTTTAATTACACAGAAGATACGCCTAAAGATTGGAATAGTGGCTTTGTAATGCTAACCTTTGAGCGTAGCAAATTATTACAGCCTGAAATGGTACGAGTGTGGGGCGAGGATGAAGTTGAGTTTAGAGGCAAGATCCACTCAGTATGAAACTGACACCTGCAATCCTACGCAATCTTTATAGTGCAATGGTTTGTTGCGAACCATATTGCAAATGGGATATGCCTTTACCAGAGCAAGTAAAATTTATTGTTGATGCAGACCCTGAAGCTATGGGTACATATTTGCACGATGATGGAGATTGGGAACACATAGTTACAGTATCGGAAGCTCGTTGTGGGCATCTTTATACAGTTATGACAACGCTATGCCATGAGATGATTCACATGAGCCGTGCTAATACAGTCACCCATGCGTGGACAAAGCACGATGCGACATTTAAACGCAGGGCAAAACGAGTCGCTACCGAACTAGGTTTTGATCCTTTGGAACTCTAACAAATTTTTTGTAATACCAATTCGAGCAGTTCTTCTTCTGTAGTAGCGTACTCTCGCTCAAAGCGTTTGCGACCCATTCCGTGAATACTGGTATTTGCGCCTCGATGGTGGTAGGTGCAAAGCGGAATGACGGGTGCTTGAGAACGAGGAATATTACCTCGTCTAATGTGATGCAGTTCTGCTGGCGTTCCCTCATTGGCTTGTTTGTAGCAGAGGATGCAGCCAAATCTCGCCAAGCGATCATAATGCGCTTTTTGAGCTTTAGTGGACACTTTTCGTGCTAGTCCAATCTTCTAATTCTTGCGCTGATTCTGTTATAGAACAAGCAATTAAATAGGCTTGTGAATATTTACCTTTAAGTACCGCTTCGTGATAGTGTTTGATGAATGAGTTAAGTTTAAGAATAATGTCTGCATAATCGTTCATCTCGTTAATCTTTCTATTGATCGGTTGCTGGCTTGTTCTGTGCGCCAGATTTCTACTCTTAAAACTGCTGCTTGAAGTTTCCATTTTAACGCTTCAGCGTTTTCTGTCGCCACTCCAATGGCTTTACATAAATCCTGATAAGCCTCTGAGCGATACGCTTCTCTTTCTTGCGCCCCAAGACTTTGCTCCGATGATTCAGACATTTTAATAGCTTTGAGGCTTGATTTAAATGCCTCAAGCTCCGCAAGTTCACCCTTCGCTTTCGCATACGCAGGCGCAGTTTTAAAAATGAAGTCAATCGCATCGTTTGGATCATAATCTTTCATTTATTCTTTCCCCTATCCATCGCATTACTGGCACAGCCATAGAATTTCCAAGAGCTTTATATCTTACACCGCTTGGACAGTTTTCTTTAATATTTGTGTAGTTGTCAGGAAAGCCTTGTAGTCTTTCACATTCCACTTCTGTAAGCCTACGAACTGCCATGTTTTGTATAGCTACTGCTTCCACAGGTGTTCCGTTACTACGCCATCCGCTACCTGGATTAGCTCTTAATGTTCCGCTAATATCAGATGAGCCAATAGCTAATGGAACATTGTTGCCACCAGTTCCCCATCTAGCAGTAACAGTAGGGCTTATTTCAATTTCTTTGATTCTGCTATCTGTGCCATGATTTTCATAAGCAACTGCATGGCGGCTGACTGTATCTAGCGTATTCATTGGGTCACCAGGTTTTCCAATGCCTAAACCATTTCCCTTTCCATCGTTGTTTCTGTTTGCTCCACCACCTTTATATTGAGTTGCTTGAGCATGAATTGGAATGGGTTGCATTACAAATAATGGCGCACCAGAATTTATATGTTGATTTTCTAAACCAAGTTTTTCTCCAAATGAAGCATTTAATGTACTTGCCTTATCAGCAGGCCATTGAACAACTACAGCGTTTCCTTCACTTCTTGCTGGATTGTAGCTACTGTGGCTTGAAGGGCTTTTTGTAATGCAGTTGGCAATATCTTTTTTCTCGCTTCTGCCCTTCTTAATATCCCTTCGCAGGCTTTCGGACTCAAATAATACTTCTGCGGCAGATTGCCAATCTCCAAGACATCCGACAACAAACACTCTACGCCTTCGCTGTGCGACTCCGAAGTATTGAGCATCAAGCACCCGATAGGCCCACCCATACCCGAGTTCGCCCAACGCCCCGAGAAATGAACCAAAATCCCTTCCTTCGCCTGAACTGAGGACACCTGGCACGTTTTCCCAAATGCACCACTTGGGTCTAAACTTGTCAAGAATTCCAACATAGGTAAGGGCAAGATTTCCTCTTGGGTCTTCAAGTCCTTTTCTAAGGCCTGCAACGCTGAATGATTGGCAGGGAGTTCCTCCGACCAAAAGTCCAACTGTGTCATTTATATTCCATTCTTTATATTTAGTCATATCACCAAAATTAGTGACTTGTGGATAGTGATGTGCAAGCACTTGACTAGGAAATTTCTCAATTTCACTAAAACCTACAGGCTTCCAACCCATGTGATGCCAAGCAACTGTGGCAGCTTCAATGCCAGAACAAACGGATAAATAATTCATCTAAGAGCCAACCATAGACCAATTTGACTAAACGCATAGCCTAACCAAATAATTGCATTAGGAAATGCACCTTTGCGTAATTGCAAAACACCGACCATTAGATAACCCATGCCGGTAGCAGCAATAATTGTTTTTTCAAGCATCTTTCCCCCTAGAAAGTGTATTTGTATAAGTCTAAATCTTTTTCAAACAACTTGGCAACTTTATTTTTTTCCTTATCTGTGTATAAGTTTTTATACAACTCGTGATCTGATTTGTTATCAACATCCAAAGTAACACCAAAATCTACAATGTCTTGAATGGGCTTAAAATCGTTGTCTAAGCTCTCTGTTCGCAAAAGATGAGTTACCCCATCAGGTATCCACTCAAATTGATTGGTGGTGGTTTTAAACCAATGCAAAGTATCGTAGCTCTCTAACCGATCTACCCATGTGGCAAAGTCAGGAAACTCCTCTAAACCATTGGCTTGCCTAAATTTTACGCACCACTCTGTTTGACCATCTTTGGCAAAAGTATAAAAGCTCACCAATCTATCGTAAGGGTTTCTGACTACCGCAAAGGTTGTAATGCAAGGCATTACTTTAGCAATCATTGGCAGACTTTCGTGATGGCCCATAAAAATAGGGTCGGCATCAAAAAATGATTTGTATTTGGTAAACCATTTAATGATGGATGTGCCAGCATTTTTAGGAATATGCACAAAAGTTAAATTGTGCTTAGGTAAAAACATTGCCGTCATTTTAAACCAAGCTCTTTTCTAATTTTAGTAGCACTAACGCTGGTGATAGATTCATCAAAAGTTTCTTGTTCGATCTTATATCCAACATCACGCCCATAAGTAATATTGATAATATTAGGCACAACTTGAATGTAATATTGCCCTTGATATAGAGGGTCAAGATCACGTTTAATGTTTTCTTTGACTTGTTCTAAGCTAAATGGGTTACTGTCATTCCATCCTTGACAATCTCGTATCTGAATGACTACTTGCCCTGTTTTTTTAATAGCTCTTTCAAACAACGCACGATGCCCCTTATGCCAGGGTTGCCATCTGCCCAACATTTGAACAGTTTCTTGTTTCCAAGAAAAAGTTGGCCTACGGCAATTATTAACAATATGGTTGACAACAAACTCTCCCCATGAATTATCCCAATTTGGGATTCTGAAATCATAAACATCAGGCTTTACAAAAAGCTGGTTTGTATCTTCAAACCTTCCTTCGTCTATAGTGTCCATCCATATAGTCCAATCGGCTTTAAAGTTATTACGCATCTCAGGCAAAGGGGCTACAAAATCACAAATTACATAATCACCACCAGCCGATATTGCAAAGTCAGCCATACGAATAGATTGACGAATACGCCCTTCTTTAGAAAAATCCCAATCATTAAAACGTTTTCTTACATCATC